GCTTGGCTCAGCTCTTGGTCAGCCAAGCTCTTCTGCAACACAGCGACAGCGGCTTGAATCTTCGAGTCAGCAACCTTCTTCGTGAAGGCTTCGAGTGAGACCATGTTGCTCTGCTTGTCGGTCTTGACGCCCAGGCCTTCAGCTACCCGCAAACGGAAGTTTTCCATCTGGGCTGCGTCGTTCGGAGACACCTTGGTTTCCCAGGACTGACGGAATAGCATGTGCCGGTGGATCTTGCTTGTCTGGGGGTTGACCACGTTCGTGGCAATACCCACACGCTGCTGCTTCCACACCGAGTGCTCGAAGTACAGCGGCATGGCCAGGTCAGCATCTTGCGACACCAAGCCACCGATGAAGTCTTTGATGTTCTGCAGCTCACGCAACAGGCCATTGTTCTTGGCTTCATTGGATGCTCGGTTGGCCAAGTGAGCCTCAGTCGGATCCACTGTGATACCGCCAGCAATCTGCAGAGCGATGTTCTCATCCAGGTTCGAAACCAGGTGGTACATGTCCTGGCGAACGTAGCTGGCACCAGCGTTTTCCTTCTTGACGATCTCAGCCAGCTTGCTCGGGACAGCCTGGCTTGTGTTCCGAGTCGTAGCTTGGTTGAACGGAACCGGTTTCAAGCTCGGCTCCTTCATAGCCGACTCCACTGAGAAGAGCTTATCCAGCACACCCTGTGTGCCCTTGTTGGCTTTGTAGATTGCTGTGGCTTTAGGGCTGAGCTTGCCTTCCGAATCTCGGACTAGCTTCAGAAACTGATACTTGACATTATTTTTAGTTTCTGGACCAAGAAGGTCCCCTTCTTCTCTCAATTGAATACGCTCAAGTTCCTGAGAATCCATACCGTTTCGTAGGGATTCCATGACCTCTGCTGACACCGTGTTCCGCTCCAGGATCCCCTGGTCCATCAGCAGCTTGAACACGTGGGCACCCACAGCGCTCTCGAGCTTGGGCATCAGGTTGGCCGGAGCATCCTTGCTGGCTTTCAAACCAAGCGCCTGCACAGCCCGCTGACCCAGCGAGTTGACGATCACGTTCTGACGAGTACCCACGTTGCGAAGTGCATGGCGCTCGTGCTCTTCCACCGGATGGTCTTCTTCCCGACCCAGGATCAAGTTGATCTCTTCGTCCGTGTTGGCGTTCGGGCGTGTCGCTGCTTCGGCCACCCAACTGAAAGCTGAGTAGCTGATGGCGGTCTTGAGGTTTTCTTCAAGGTTCAGCTTGCCTTGCTCAGTCTCCGTGATGAAGAACTGCATCAAGTCATCTACAGCCCAGTAAGCTGGATCCTTATTGCGAAATAGGTTCTTCTGGATGGTCTCCGTCCACTTTGAGGCCGCATACTTGAAAACCGACAGTGCGTTGGATTGAGCGTCTGATAATTCCTGAGATTGCAGGAACTCCTTGAGGTTGTCCCAACTCTCACTCAGGAAGTTCTTCACTGAAGCCAGTGGGCGCTGAGTGGCATCACCTTCGCGCTTGCTGGTCTGAGTGAAGTGAGCAGCGATCACATTGCGATGGGTGTACGAAGTCCCTTCAGGTGACTTGTTCTGGAGTACAGACAGCGTTCCAGACTCTGCAACGGGACTTGTGGAGTCTGTGTCCTCTTCAACACGAGTCGAGGTCTGCTCCGCTGACTCTGGAGAGTCTTTTTCCGTAGCCCGATCAGCTTCCTTTGAGTTGGTCTGTTCAGCCTGTGCACTGGAATCGCGTTGACTCGGTGCCTGACTACTCTCAGTAGACTGGTTGGAGACCTTAGTTGCGTCGGTGACTTGCTGCTTCTCAGTCACCCCAGCGGCAGGAGCCGCCTGAGAGTCAACTGAAGTTCCTTCGGACTGAGCTGCAGAGGTTTCACGCAAAGTCATCTCAGCATCAAGCACCTTGAAGCGACGATTTTTCTGGTAGCTCGGCTTGCTCATCTCAGCTTCCAAAGCTGTGTTGAGCTCAGCATCAGTCATGGCTTTGACCACTGCAGGAATGCTGATCTGCTGGACACCCGCGACGACCCCGGGACGGCCAGCCGGCAAAGCTGCTACCCCAGCGGCTTCCACAACGGTTGGCTTTGCTCCGGCTCCAGGTACAGCGACGGAAGCAACTCCTGCTTCGACGACCGGTTGACTGCTTCCCACAACTTGCGGCGCTTGCTGAGCATCGGTGGGCAACGTAGCGGCTGGTGACTGTGCTTGCGGTACGACCGAGACATTGCTGGCTCCTTGGTTTGCGGGAAATTTGATGGCGTATGCGGCTTGCATCTCCGCAAGTGCTGCGGTGATTGCCTTGGCTTCGACTTGGAAGCTCTTGACCAAGCTGTCGGGCGTGTTCAGGTGAACCGTCACAGCCCCGTTGGACTTGGCTTGAGCCCTATCCAATGGCTTGCCGGTGTTGATCTCCCAGGACTTCGTGGCTTGGTTTCGAACAACTTGGACGTTCTTGCCTGTCTTCTGTTGTTGGCTCTGTGCTTCAGTGACTGCTTCCGCTTTGGTGCGGTGGTCCTGTTCGAAGTTTTGTAGAACGGACATCTGCCGATCAGCCAACTGCTGGTTGCCAGCAGCTAAAGCTGCTGTCACCCGCTGTCGGTGCTCGGCGATGCCCACATTCCCGTTGCCACCGTCATAGATCTCCTGAGAGACCTTGCTCATGTCTTTGAGCGCGGTCTCAGCCACACGAGCAGCAGAGAACTCACGCAGGTAGTTCCGCTGCGGTTCGGTCAACCCGTTGTCGAGGTTGTTGGCCAGGGTGTCAGCCACCTTGGTATCCAAGCGCTCAGGAACCCGCATCGACAGGTTGATCAGCTTGTCCGCTGCGTCGGTGCGTGCAGCCACTGCCACCAGGTCTGCCTTGTCGACAGGGGTGCTCAAGGTGGCCACGTGGGCATCGACATCAGCCACCGGTGTACTAGCAGCCAGCCCTTCACTGAACCGTGCCAGGTTCTCGGTGGCATCCTTGAGGTGCCCGTCTAGCTCTTCCAGCTGGGCCTTGCGTGCCGCAATCAGCTTGGGTTCTGGCGTCGGCGCTGAGTCCACCTGCTCGGTAGCCAAAGCCACCGATTTCTGTAGATCCTTGACCTTGACAGGGTCTGTCTCCGCAGCGAGCTTGGTCTTCAACGAAGCCAGCAGATCCTGGTTCTGCTTCTGGCCTTCAGGCGAAACCACGTCGTAGGCGTTCTGAACCTCATCCCGCTGCTTCTGCAGCTCGGCCACAATCTCGCCAGCCTTCTCCAGGTTGGCTTGCTTGGCTTCAGGGGTGACATCCGGAAGAGCGCTGTTGCCAGCCAGTGCAGCAACGGCCCTGGCAGGGCTGTAAAGCGGTTTTCCAGAATCCACCAAGGTGGAGACATCACCTGACGCAATTGCCGCGGCCTGAGCCTGGTTACGGGTCTGCTCGGCCAGGCGCTCAGCAGCATGTTCCGGAGTGGCCTTCAAGACCTCACCGGCAGCTCGTGCACCACCAGACAAGCCAGCGCCGGCGATACCACCGATCACTGCACCCTGGTAGATGTCGAGAGCAGATGCAGGCTTGCCAGTGACATAGCCTTCACCCCAAGTCTGATAACCCTCGGTAGCAGTCTCTTCGAGACCACCTTCCACAGCAGCTTTGGCTGTGTTCTTGACTGACTGGATCAAGCCAATCTTCCCGCCGGTTTCTACCGCCTTGGCAGCACCGGTAGCAGCTTTGAGCTGGCCCAGGTCAGATGCGTGTTCAGCCAAAGCCAGAGAAGCAGCGATGACTGCCATCTTTTGGCGCTGTTCCGGAGGCGGATAGGCTCCACCGTTTTCCTTCTGGAACTTGGCAATGCCCTGTTGGTAGTTCTCGGAGGCGTACCCTGCGTTCGAAACCAACAAGGCTGCATGGCCTACCTTACCCAGCGCACCGATGGCCAACTGAGGTGCGTTCTCTGCGATGTACTCAGCAGCAGCACCTGGGTTGTCGACAGCCGCTTCACCTGCGTTGTAGATCAGCTTGGCTACACCGGTAGCCAGGTCCTTGGCACCAGAGACCTTGCCGTCCCAGATGTCTGAAGCACCGGCTTTGGTCTGGTCCCAGGCACCCTGGAAGTTCTCACCAAGCTGGTCACTCAGACCATCACGAAGACCGCTGTGCACCAGGTCATGACGATCAAACGCACCATCGATATTCGCAGACCGAGTACGTGCTTCTGCAGCTTTGTCGAACATCTCCAGAGGAGAGTACGAACCAGGTTGCTTGCGAGCACTGACCAAAGCCGTGTCTTCTGGGCTGGCTTTGCCCTGCTTGACCCGACCGATCGCAGCGATTTGCTCGTTGGAGAGATTCGCATCGATAGCGATAGCTTCGAGGTCACCTGCCAGGAAACCAGTGATGTCACCGGCTACACGAGAAGCACCTGAGTAGACGCTCGCACCCAGGTTGACAGCTCGACCTGTGATGCTGTCAGGCTCGAGTCCCAGCTGGTTGACCAGGGAAGATTGGTTCGCCAAGTCACGGGCTTTGACCACAGCCACCCGGCCAGCGAGATACTTCTGCTTTGCCTCGGATACCTTGGCCAGTTCAGCCAGGCGGTCATTCAGAGGGTTCGCAAGATCTGCAACATGCAGGGCTTGGGCGCGTTGGTTGAAGTATTCGGTAGCGTCAAACTCAGGCATGGGTATCTCGTGGAGTTTCCGAGATTCTAGTATCTAACGAGAAAAGGGGCCGAAGCCCCTTTTCAAGTACCTTGCGAAGAGTTACTTTTTGCCCAGAGGGTCGATACCTAACAATCGGTTTCGATCTCGAATGGCGATGACTTTTCTCGCACCTTCTTGAGCTTCTGCGCTCTTGGCCCACTCGTTAATCAAATCGGGAATGTCAGATTCTCGGTTCCATAAGTTGCCGGTGTTGAGTTTGTTGATTACCAGGTTGAGTTGGGCAGGACTCGGGAGCACACGTTCACCTGTCGGATTTCCCTTGGGATCTAGCACAGGAATACCACCACCATCAAGCCATTTGGCTACACCTCGGGTATACCGCTCTTTGCTACCAAGAACACCGGTTCGCAAACTGTCGACCGTATCAGTCACAGATTTCAACAAGTCAGCCTTGTTGCCCTGTGCAGATACCGTACCAAACTGGTCGTTGACAGCGCCTTCTTCAGCCTGCAAACCACGCAAAGTGCGTTGAGCAGTCTCAGCTTCACGACCGATCGGAGCAGGGCTGGCCGTGTTGAGGGCACCAGCCAAGTAAGGTTCCAGTCGTTGCATGTCAGCCGGCCTGGCACCAGCAGCAACCAGCTTGGCTCGAGCGTTGGTCAGCGCTGCAGTATCCCCACCCAGTGCATCGATGGTAGGCAATCCCTGTTTGTTCAGGTGCTCGTTCAAGGCTTTGGTGATAGGGGTCGGCAGCCGTTCGAAAGCTACCTGCCCATCACTGTTTCTGGGAAGCTGAGCCACACCAGGGAAGTTGGCGATTCCCGAATCAATACCCTGTCGAATGGCCTGTGCGGTACCTTGGTGGTTGCTGATGAAGTCCGTAGCCGTGAGGTCCAGCTGACGTTGGCGCTCAGATTCTGTGAGAGCCCGTTGCTTTTCCGTCAGGTCAAGAGCACCAATCTTGTCCGTGCGCTTGGCTGCTTCCAGAGTCAGAGGACGCAATGCGTCTTGCTGGCCTTCTTCCAAGGACCGGCGACTTGTGGTGTGGAGCAGATCCATCAAGGCCGACTTGTCTCGGATAGGAGCACTGGCCACGTAGTCCATCGCTCCAGGATCCTTGGCAATGATCATTGCCTTGGCCTTGTCGAAGAACGGTTGCTCGGTGTTCAAACGAGTGTCATCGTTGAACTTGTTGGTGGTCAAGATGTGCTGCTGTACAGCGGTAGTTCGAGCTTCGTCAGCCCCACGGGTTTCACCACGGGCTGTAGCCGTCAAACCTTGACGCATCGCATCGAGCTGACCGGAAGCATGAAGGGCTGCGATTTCTTCAGGCGTCTTGGCCGTGTTCAGCTTGTCAAGATAAGCCTGCTTGTTCGCGTCATTTCCCGCGGCAAAGTTGGCCTGGTCGTTGGCCTGGCTCTGCTGGAGCAGCTTGCTGAAAATGTCGAAAGCACCGTTCGTCGTTTGAACAGCGCCCTGGATGATCGGTGCAGCAGACCCTGGATTAGCTGCACCGACGTTCTGCCATGTGATAGGAGCACCCATGATTAGCGCGGCTTGATGCTGTTGGTAGTCATGTAGTCACCCGCTGACTGGTAGGCACCCGGGTTCGAAGCCACGCGAGCTGCTTGACGATCCTGGAGCTGGGCGTTGGTCGTGGTTCGCTGAGCGTCGTAGTTCAAGCCAAACTGCTGCTTGCTCGAAGCCAGTTGGTCTTTGGCAATACCGTATTGCTTCATACCCAAGTAGCCATTGAACATGCCTTGAACCGCACCTAGCGCAGGCATACCCCAACCCTGATCAGCGGTTACAGCTCCTTTTTCTCCAATACTTTGTTTGTTCCAAAAACTACCTGACAAGCGATCAAGCAAGCCAGGTGCTTCTAGAGCACTACCCAAAGTGGGTGACTGGGGAACCATTGCCCCAGGAGAAGGAGCATTGCCCATCATAGGCAAACTACCAGCTGTACTTGGATTATTCCAATCGAAGCTAGGTAGGTTGTACCCAGTATTTTGAGTACCCCAGGTACTACCAAACCCTTGAGGGTTAAAAGGAGGCATATTCGTTCCTTCTCAGCGTGTCATTCAATGTGGGTAGGGTAAGAGCGCGGTCCACAAAACTAGATACCGCGTTGATTCCAACTATTCCGATGTTACCGGAGTGCACCGTCCGATTGTAGTAGGCATCCGGTTTCTCCCCGAATATCACCAAGGGACTCAATACACTCTGGTTGTCGAGCAGCTTCTTGGCTGCGTCCAGTGCATCCAGCTCCTTCTTAGAAGACGTTTGAAACAGTGATGCCTCTTTGAGGAGGTCCTGAAAATCTTCTTTGGTTTGGTAACTGACAGCCGTTGTCAAGCCTGACGAAACAGTGAGGAGATTCTGGGCAAACGGAGTACCAACCAGAGATCCATCACTCGCCAGGTCAGCAATACCCACACAAGCTGCTATCACCGCAACAATGAAAGCCAGCTTGATCCCGACAGCCTTCACAAACAGCTTGAATACTGCTCGGATGATGAGTGCCTCAACAATCAGGGTGAGAACTATGGTAGCTGCAGCAGCGTATGAACCTGCTGCAATCAAACCAGCCACTTGATATCCAACCTGGCCGTAGGAAAGCACCATGGCAACGATGGCCACGACAATGAGTACTACCTTGAACAAGCCGGTCTCATACCACTTGACCTGAGTAACTACCAAACTGTTGAAAACCAGCTGTAGTGACCGGGTATACAGAGTTTCACGGTCCGGTACCGAGAAACTATGGGTGATGCTCTTGTCAATGGGCACGATCAAGTAGGTTTGATCATCCTGAGCTATTGTTGAATACTCACCCAGTATGTGAAACATGCTACGCATGCCAACCACCTGGATTTCATCGTAGAAACCCGGGCTGATTTGTCGACGATAGTAGTGAGACCCTGCAGATAGCTCACTGGAGTAGGTGCCTGTGGCTCCAATACTCCCAGCTACACGCTTCTTGTAGATCCCTGCGTTATCCAGAGTCATCTTGAAGCGTTGGTCTTGAATCACGATTCCCGGCGACTGAAGCCCTGCTTGTTGACGGTCTAAGGTGTCTACCAGAGCTTCTTTTCGGTAAGCGGCTTGCTCCGATCGATACTGGAATGCAGTACTACTAGACAAGAACAACTGATTGAAAAATTCCCACAGATACCGCTGCTCAAGCATGTTTGTGGTGTTTGCAGGCACAGCCATCATCAAGATAGCTTGCTCTACGTCAGTGATACCTGGATTCGAATCGATAGAGGCGGCCAACTTGTCGTAGTCAATACCCAAGTAGCTCACCAGTTTCTTGCTGGTCTTGTATGACTGGGTGGTTTTGTCTGCAATCTCCGAGTGTTTTTCGAATCGGAAGTACGCGAACGGAAAGAAAGTTCCACCTGATACAGGGGTATGGTCAAACATCCTGTCGAGCGTTGAATATGTACCTGCATTGCTGCGATATATCCAATACTTGCTCGTTGTACCGACTGTGTACCGTGCTTGGAAGTATTCCGCTCGGTTGTCGTACCCGGTCACGGGGATGGTGAACACGTCTTTCTGCACACCTGTCGCAGACACCCAAACGTACTCCACCCGAAGGAACTCCTGGGTAGCTATCAGGCTCTTTTCGATGTCTGTGGGTGTCACCATCGCCCGGGTAGCTGCCGTACCTTCCTGCCGTTCAGGAGTGACGCCAGCCCGGGCTGCAATGCCCCACTGCTCCAGCGACTGAGGCTCAAGGGAATCAAGAATCGAGGACGGAACCACGAGCACCATGTCGTTGAGGTACACCGGAGTCCCTTTGGCCGCTGTAAGGACACCCAAGACGTTCGTGCTGGGGTCATAGCCATGCGATGCCATCAGCGCCATCCAGCCTATGTGGATGCTGTTCACGGGGCCATGCCGGAGGTAGTCCAGCTGCACCGATGCGTTCTCAATGGAAACCAGGACCGTCGTCACCGCGGTGTAAATGTCTTCTGCTGCGGTCAGGAACTGGCCAGAAGGCAACCCATAGGTGTAGGTATCCCGTCCGTAGGCGTACATCCGCTCAGCCTTGACTCCGACGCCGGCGACGATCTCTTCCAAAACGTAGTCCGTGATCTCACCATCTTGGAACAAGGCCTTAGTGACACCAGTTGTGACGGACTTGGGTAGGTGGTTGTCAGGAACCACCCGAGAAATTGAAGTTCCTACTGAAGTTCGGCTTGCCATGGCTCAATCCAGCGTGAAGAAAAAAAGGGGACCGAAGTCCCCCAAGATGCAGTAGTTGTCCAAACTACGCACCGACACCAGACAGGAGTTTGGTGATGGCGCGACCAATAGAAGCGTCACCCAGAAAGTTGGGCGTTGCACCAGAGTCTGTAGCAACGGTGGCTTCATCAGTGGTACGACGAACACTCCACGTATCCACCAGGAGCTTCGCAGCCTTCTGTTCAGCATCTCGGGTGAAGCCACTGGTTTGGGCGGAGTACAGCAGCTTCTGTTTGCCCACGACGCTGTTGTCGTCGACACCGGAGGCCAGGATCTGAGCTTTCTCAGTGGCAGTCTTCTGGCCCAGGAGAGCGATCTCAGCTGCCGACTTCGCAGTGGTAGAGACCGTGAGGTCGTACTCAGCCCGGAGCTTGCATTCCTGAGCCACGAGTACCAAGTTCTCCTTGATCGCGTTCAGCGTCTGCTGATCGGTCATCGCCGTCTTCGAAACGATGCCCAGGTTCTCGGAGATCAAGTTGAGTTTCTGTTGGCCCACCAGTAACGACTGTGCATCTAGCACGGAGCCTTGTTTGGGGATGTTCAGAGCCTCTGCAACGAGGTTGGTCGTCTGCTGGGTAGACAAGGCCGTCTTGGACTCGATACCAGCCTTCTCCGACAACAGGTTTGCCGTCTGTTGAGTGATCTGACCCGCTTGGGCAGTCAGGACACTCCCTTGTTTGGGGATGTTGTCTGCTTCAGCAAGCAGGTTCGCGGTCTGCTGGGTGACTTGGTTCTTCTGAGCAACCAGCACATCGCCCTGCTTGGGGATGTTGAATGCTTCCGCAACCAAGTTGGTCACCTGTTGACCAGTCAACGCGGTCTTGGCTTCGACACCCAGCTTCTCGGAAGCCAAGTTGGCAGTCTGCTGCGTCACTTGCAGCTTCTGAGCCACGAGCACATCACCTTGCTTTGTGATGTTGGCTGCTTCAGCCGACAGGTTGGTGGTTTGCTGCCCCGTCAATGTGGTCTTGGCTTCCACCCCAGCCTTCTCGGAAACCAGGTTGGCTGTTTGTTGCGTGACTTGGGCAGCCTGAGCCACCAGTACGTCACCCTGCTTCGGTATGTTGGCTGCCTCGGCTACCAAGTTCGCCGTTTGCTGGGTGGTCTGGGAAACCTTGCTGTCCGTCAACAGCTTTTCTGCGACCAGGTTGGTGGTCTGTTGCGTGACCAGGCCAGTCTGTGCATCGATCTGCGCCCCTTCTTTGGGGATGTTGACCAGCTTGGCTTGGGCGATACCCACTTCAGCCACAGCGATGTCGACTTGCTTCTGTGCCACCGACACCTGAGCATCCAGCAACTGCCCTTGCTTCGGGATGTTCGAAGCCTCAGCAGTCAGGTTCACCTTCTGCTGCCCGATCAACTCCGTCTGAGCTGCGAGCTGAGCGATCTCTGCAGGTATCTTGGCTTGGCTTGCCGTCAGCATGGCGAGCTCGATAGCGGCCTTGTCTACCGAAACCTGAGCCAGCAGAAGTTGCTTCTCAAGGATGCTAACTTCGAGGCCTACCTTCTCTCGTTGGAGAAGGTAGGACATACCTGTCTGCATCGCCAAATCCAAAGCGCCCAGGTACACCGTAGCGTACTCTGGGCCTTTGATGGCACCTCGTTTGAACTCCTCGTCCAAATGGCCTTTGACGGCCCTCATCAAAGTGTCAAAGACACCCGGACCAGCCGGGTTGGCAGTGGTCAGATCAGCGTTGCTGAGAGCGGTCATGGGCTACCTGAGTTCTGTTTCGAGGATCAGTCGATCGACTTGGCCATGGCTTGCTGTTGAGCCAGGTCCTTCAACTCGTCCAGCGACAGCGGAGGCAGCACTTCGATGGCGAATTCCTTGATGAGCTTGCCCACCTTGATGGACGTGCCACTCTTGCTTTTCAAGGTCACAAACACCTGGCACTGACGCTCGAGCAACTGCTCGTAGATCATCCGCGGCACGTGCCAGCCATCGTCGGTGTTGAACGGGACAAACTTCTTCAGGGTGCCAACGACTGCGTTGCCGACACTGAAGATCTCGCCTTCCCATTCCTTCTTGTTGGGGTTCATGCAGGTGAGTCGGATGCGTACCAGCTCGTTGGCTTCACGACGCAGGCGTTGCAGGCGCTGCAACTCCGACTCTTCGCCAGGCTGAGCAACCACCGGTGCAGGAGCAGTTTCAGCAGGTTTGCCAGCAATGGCAGCAGCCACCTTTTCACGCAGCTTTTCGACCCCGATAGAGGGGTGGTAGCTCACGTTCAGCATGTCAGCACGCTGTTTCAGGGTGGTCAGTTCGTCTTGAGTGACGTTGATGGTCTCATCGGACATGGTGTGTTTTCCTTGATTTAGGTGAAAAGGGGAGAGGCCTTAGCCCCTCCCCTCAGTCAGCTCGCTTTACAGGCGACCAACCGTCTTCAACAGCGCCAGACGCTCGGAACGGAGCACCATGAAGCCGTAGTACCACTTGATCGACATGAAGCCGGTCTCGCCGAACGGATCCAGCGTCGTGGCGTTCTCTTCACCCGGGGCACGGTGGGTGATCTTGAACTTCACGGTCTGGCCATCGGTCTGGAAGCCGATCGTGGCAAAGCTCTCTTCACCCACGCACAGCATCGGGAACACGTCGTAGCGCCCGTTGGTCGAGTAGCTCGTCACCGAGGCCGTCGAGTCCGCACCAGCACCAGCCCACTTCGTCATTTCGGGAACGACGATCAGGCGGAAGTGGTCGATGGCACCGACTTCACCAGCGAAGGTGTCACCACCCGAACCAGCGTACTTCTCGACCGAGATGAAGGCCGGGTTGTTGTGCAGGTCCTTCATGGCCTTCACGGTGGGCAGCAGTTCCGACCCCATGTAGATCACGCGGCAAGCCGGGATCGTCTTGGTGTCGACCATGCGAGTGCCGGTGATGACCGTGGTCTTCTTCGGGCAGCGGTTCTGGTCCAGGTCGATCGACATACGCATCAGGTCGCTGTACGACACGAGCGAGGTCTCACCGCAGGTGATGTTCGACGTAGCCGAGCCGGCGTAGCGAATGACACTGGCTTGGGTAACCAGGTCCACTTGCAGCGCGTCTTCGGTCATGTACGTGGCAGCGCGGATCATCTCGCGGTTGATGTGCTCAGCGAGCTCAGCATCCGTGTCGAAGTCCATCGTTTCCTGGGTGTACTCGTCGAAGAAACCGAACTTGGTCAGCGTACCGACCAGTTCCTTGCGCTTGAAGCCAACGCGGTTGACGCGACCACCGTTTTCCGACAGCACCGGCAGCTTGCCAGCGATGGTGCCGATGTCTTTGCTGCGCCCGTACAGGTTGCCCGAGGCTTGGCGAGCGAAAGAACCAGGAACCGCAGCGACCACCGCATCCGACTGGGCCTGGGTGGCGGCAATCAGTTGCTTCTTGCTGACCGTGACGGCCCAAGGCGTGACCGAACCAGTCTTCACCGCAACACCAGCTTCGATGGCGTTGATGGCAGCTACAGCAGCGTCAGCGTTGGCCGACACAGCGTAGGTGTCCACCAGGTTGGGCAACGTGGCGTAGTACTTGGTGCTGTCGATCACAGCGCCGGCAGCGTCGATGCCCTGGTCGTTGATGTTGCTGTCGGACAGCACCGGCAAGTACAGGTAGCGCTTGATGGTCTTGCCCATGTTCTTGGGCATGGAAGCCACGTCAGCCAACTGGCTGAAGTACAGCTCACGAAGAACGCCAATGAGGGCCTTCTTCTGGTAGTACTGGTTGATGATCTGGGTACCGATGCTCGATGCGGTACCGCCAACGGGATTGCCGAACTTCATGTTGCGTTTCCTTTCGTGGGTTCGTGTGAATTACGCGAACCGTGGTTTTGCTCGTTTGCTGAATTCAGCGTCCGACATCGCCAGAGGGTTGAACTCTTCTTCTGCGGAACTAGAACCAACAGTCTTCGTGGAGCTTGCAGCTCGCCTTTTGTCTTTCAGCTTGTCGTCTTCGACAACCTTGGGCTTCGGCGGTACGACTTCCTGGGCTTTGGGTGCAGCTTTCCCCTGGTCTTTGACCAGATGGTTGAAGCCACCACGTGCCTGGATCGCATCACCGGTCTGCTTGTAGGCCTCGATGTCAGACAAACCATTCAAGCGACCAAACAACCGTTCGCGTTCGATCTCAGTGCTGATCAGGTCGTAAATGCCACTGGCCATGTGGTCATTCAGTACCTTCAACAGTTGAGGTGCTTGCGAAACCGTCTGCTTGCTTGCAACGTCCCACTTATTGCTGACCACATCGAGCGTCCGGGTGTACGTGGGCGAACCTTGGAGGTCGTCCAGAACCGTATCCAGCTCCATCTCACGATCGTCAACAGCGTAAGCTGTCCGCTTGTAAGCGCTTGCCTTTTCAGCGTCGAGATCCATCGGATCAACGCCGCTTTCCTTCACCAGCTTGCTGATTGCGCCTGGGTCTTTCTTACTCAGGTCAACCAGAAAGTCAATCTTTTCCTCACTCAGAAGGCCGTTGTTCTCAAGCACTTTCATGAGCTTGAGGTTCGGCTTCAGAGCGGCCATCTTCTTGTTGTAGTTGGCCCCCATTTGCATCAAGGCCACAGCGTCATCGACGTTGTTCACCTGGATGTCGCGGCCATTGGCCTTGAATGGAGCCAACAAACGCTTGTATTCAGCCTCGTAGTTGATGGCTGGCTGTTCGGCAGGCTTTTCAGCGTTGTCGTCAGCCACAGGAGGCTTTTCAGCATCCGTCTTTTCAACTTCGGGGGTATCCGTTGCTGTCGTTTTGACAGCAGGCTTCGCGGACGGCTTGTCGCCGTCCTTGTCGCCTTCGTCATCGGCTTCATCGTCGGGTTTGGCCAGAGCACCAGCAGCCGGAGCAGTGACTTCCGCAGTCTTGTCGGTCTCGTCAGTTTCTTCAGCAGCGGCACCGGTGGTCTGAGTCGTCGTCTCAGCGGTTTCAGCAACCTCTTCGAACTTCGGAGGCGGAGCGTTCATCAGCTCCTCGTCCGACATCTCGAGGAATGACTTTGGATCATTCATTGCGAGCCTCCTCAGCCAGGATCTCTTCACGCATGGCTTCAGCAGACCCGATTGCCTTGGCAGCAATAGTGGCGTTGTGAGCCAAGGTGCGGAAATAGCTCAGCAAGCCACCGATGGCATCGATCTGAGCCAGCACATCAGCCTGTTTCTGAGGCGTCGTGAAGACAGGATCAGCCCGCAGGTGAACCAGACGAATCGCTTCCTTCTGGAGATACCCTTCGCTGATGATCGCCTTGAAATCTCGGTTGAACTTCAGACGTTCCAGGGCCTTACCCAATTCGACATGTTCCATGTCGCGCTGGATACTCTCTTCAATCTCTCGGACGGTGTCTTGTGTCATGTTTTCTATCAGTGCTTTCAAGAGGTAATAGATACTGGCCTACTTACCGGCCCGTAATATACACCTATTTTTTCGCTCGGGATTTCACATACTCTTTCACGAGTTCATGATGCCTATCTTTGGCGTTCTCATCACGATTCAGTGAGTGCTCCACCAACTTCAGTTTGGTTTGGCTTTCAGCCTGTGCACCGTGGAGTTCTTTGGCCCGCTCTTGAGTAACTCCGGACTCTTGTTCCACAAAGTCCAGGTTCTTCTTGTCGGTATCTGCCTGGAGATGCCCCTGCTTCACCGACTCGGTACCCACCTTGGCTCCAGCCAGTTGAGCGGTGGCCCCAAAGTGAGCAGCTTGGGCGTTTTCACGGGCAATCTGTGCGCGTAGTAACTCCACTTCCAGCTGGGCTTTCTCCTGAGCCACTGGATCAGGGGTAGGCTGGAACGCTTCTATCTTCTTGGCCAGGTCAGGCATCTTTCGGAGACGGGCAATGTCCGAAAGGATCATCTTGGTCATCCCCGGATCACCATTCGGGCCAATGGTCTGGAACATGAAAGCCAGTTGTTCAGCCTTGTTGTTGTCTTCCTCTGCCGTGGAGATCGAAAGCTCGAGGTCGAACTGTCCTTGAAGGTCATCTCGACGAACTGGAACAAATTCGTCGTTGGTAACCCGGACCACTTCCTCTTCCGAAAGGAATTCCGCGTTCATTGACATCATCTTTCGACCGACTTTGACGATGCCATTGCTCAGCCGGCGCAGTATCCCCAGCTCCCGCTTGGATGCAGCGTCCAAAGCACCCCGCACACCAGCAGCCACGTCACCCAGGCTGTTGCCAGAAACACCTTGGGAGTAGGACTTCACACCGGTGAGGGACTCAGCTTCGAAGTTCTGCAACTGCAGCATGAATTGAGCTGAATTTGGGATCTCCGGGTAGGTGTGCATGAACACACCTTCACGTGGGTCAACGTTGGCATTGAACTCGTAGTCCATACCCTTGTCGAATTTCCGGCGATTGGTCACGTCAAGCATGTCTCGACGCACACCGGTCTGGCCATTGGCCGACTTGCCCATGATGTCGATCATCCCGCGAGTCACAGCACCGATGACCCGCTGGTTGTCCTCCAACAAAGCACCGTCAGGCTCGCCATAGGTGGCTCGACGGACCGGCAAATACTGTTCGACCACGAACGGAACCTGCTTGTCAGGGAATGGGCTCTCTTCTTGACGGATGATGGTCTCACCCACCCAAGCCACGACGATCGGCTTCACCTTACCGGTCTTGTCAATGTCCCAGGAACCCCAGTACTGGTGAACGATGAACTTCTTGCGAGGCTCATCGGTGAAGTTGAAGTTGTGAGTACCACCATCAGGCGTGTGGTCAGGCTGGCCCAGTATCGAACTGCCTGCCACGATGATCTTGTCGAGGTTCTTGTAGCGCTTGTCCTTGCGCAACTCAGCCAAGGAGGTCTCGAAAGTCTCGATGACGAAGCCACACTTCTCCATATTCCCCATGCAGGTGGGGTCAAAGAGAACATTTCGGTAATCGCAGACCTCGATGGTGGGTCGGTTGTGCACCGTACGGGTCTTGGTCTCCATCTTCTTGCCAATGAC